GCCGCCGCTCGTCTCTCCCCAGGAGTTTTCTCGCCGCTCGTCTCGGGACACCGTCCGCTGGGAGGGACCCATGGCTCGTGCGCTTGCGTACCCTCCGTTGGCTGACCCGGCGTGTGCTGATCCGGTGCACCTCGACCTGGTGGACGCGGCGTTCGAGCGTCCGGGTGGGCCTGCCGGCAAGCGGATGCGCAGGGAGCTGTGCTCCGTGTGTCCGGCTGCATCGGAGTGCTTGGGCGAGGCGATGACGAATCCGGAGTCGGGTGTCTGGGGTGCGACGTCGCCGCATTGGCGGACGAGGCGCGGCGCGCCGTCGCGCACTGCTTGAGAGGAGCCCGCCATGGCGTCGTACGTCGTGACCTGTGCTGGGTGTGGCGAGGACTTCGAGGCGAAGTCGCCGCGAGCGAAGTGGTGCGGTTCGGGCTGCAAGAAGCGGGCGCAGCGGAAGCCCAAGCCGGCCGAGACGAAGAGCGAGACGCCGCCCGATCCTGAGCCGGTCGACAGCGGCCTGGTCGCGTCGGTGCGCAGCGAGCTGGCCGAGGCTGGCGTGGTCGACACGTTCGCTGGCCAGCTGGCGCTGGAGCTGGCGCGCAAGATGTCTGCGGTCGATGCCACTGGCGTGTCGGGCCTGTCGAAGGAGCTGCGCCAGGTGATGGCCGAGGCGCTTGCCGACGTCGGGCCGACGGATGAGCCGGACGACGGCGACGAGGACGATCCGGTGTCCGCGGCTGAGGACGAGGTGGCGAGGAAGCGTGCCGAGCGCACTGCTGGCTAAGCGTCGCCTGGAGCCGACGTGGCTGAACCACCCGGTCTACGTCGAGACGTTCGGGCCACAGGTGTGCGATGTGGCGGCAGCGGCTGGCTTTGCGCCGTACCCCGAGCAGGAGCTCCTGATGGACCTGCTGTTCGCGATCGGCCCGACGGGCAGGTCGGTGTCGTTCGAGACGGACTGGATCGCGCCGCGTCAGGTGATGAAGACGGGCGGGATCATCATCGCTGAGATCGGGTGGCTGTTCGTCACCAAGGAGAAGCTGATCGTGCACAGTGCGCACGAGCTCTCCACCACCGAGGAGGCGTTCAACGACCTGGCGGCGATCATCGAGCGGACGCCGTCGCTGTCGCGGCGGCTGAAGCCGACCCGCGGTGATCGGCCGGGGATCTTCGAGGGCAACGGCCGTTGGGCGATCCACACCAAGGACGGGCGAGTCCGGTACAAGGCTCGGACGAAGAGTGGCGGCCGAGGCCTGACCGGTTGGAAGGTCGTCCTCGACGAGGGGTTCGCGCTCGAGCCGACTCACATGGGGGCACTGCTCCCCACGTTGACCTCGGTGCCGGACCCGCAGGTGCTCATCGCGTCGTCGGCCGGGATGGAGGCCTCCGCGGTTCTGCGGGACGCGCGTGACCGCGGTCGCGCCGGGAGCGACCCGACGCAGACGTACGCCGAGTGGGGCGACCGGCAGGCTTGGTCGGGCTGCAAGGACCCGGACTGCACGCACGCGAAGAACGCGACGGGTTGCGCGCTCGACGACGAGGAACGCTGGCTCCGGATCATCCCCGGCCTTGGCGAGCGGATCCAGGTGAACACCATCCAGTCGTTCCGCCGCTCGATGCCACCCGAGGAGTTCCTGCGGGAGTTCATGGTCTGGTGGGACGACCCGGAGGGCGAGGGTGGCCCGCCGGCGATCAACGGGCGACGGTGGTCGCTGTCGGCGGAGAAGGGCGGCCTGCTCATGCCGGGGGCCGCGCCGCCGCTGAAGGCGTGCGCCGTGCTCTACACCCAGCCGGACCGATCGGTCACCTCGATCGGGGTGGCGGGGGTGAACGCCGATGACGAGCTGGTGCTGCTGGAGTACACCGCGCCCGGAGAGGCGTGGGTGCCGGATCGGCTGGCGACGCTGCGGGAGAACGTCGACGTGCTCGAGGTGGCGCTGCATCCCTCGAGCGAGGCGAAGACGTTGATCCCGGCGCTGAAGGCGGAGGGGATCCGGTTCACTTCGAAGGCCGACTCTGAGGAGCTGGGCCGGAACCTGGTGCTCAGCGACCTGGCCGCCGGCTGCAGCTCGCTGCTCAACAAGGTGGAGAACGGCGGGGTGCTGCATCGCGGTCAGACGTCGCTGGATGCGGCGGCCGCGGTGGCCCGCACGAAGACGACCGGCCATGGCCAGACCACGTGGGATGTGGGCGCCTCGGCGGTGCCGCTGGCGCCACTGGTGGCGGTCTCGACTGCTCTGTACCGCTGGGAGCTCCGGGCTGCTGAGCCCGAGGCCCCGCCGCCTTCGCCGGTCTCCACTCGTGACGGCGGTAGCGACCGAGTGACCTCTGGCGACTTCGACGCCTTGTCCACCAGCTTCTGACTAGCTTCTGACCCGAGGAGGTTCCGTGGCCAAAGCCCCCATGGCCCCCGTTCCCGTCCGGGAACGCGGCTTCGCCCACGACGGCGCAGGTGGATTCTGGGTCGACCTGACCAACGAGACCACGCCCGAGCTGATGTGGCCGCTGTCGGTGCACGTCTTCGACCGGATGCGCCGCCAGGACTCCCAGGTCTCCTCGGTGCTCCGGGCCGTCACCTCGCCGATCCTGCGGACCGCCTGGTCCGTCGACGGCAATGGTTGTCGCGACGAGGTGACCGAGCGGGTCGCACGGAACCTGGGTCTCCCGATCCGGGGCGCTGAGACCGAGGGCGACAACACTGCCGGCCTGCGTGGCCGGGACCGGTTCTCCTGGGCGAACCACACGCGCTTGGCGCTGACCATGCTGCCGTTCGGGCACGCCTACTTCGAGCAGGTTTACCGGATCGCTCCGGACGGCTACGCCGACCTGCGCAAGCTCGCGTTCCGGCCACAGCGCACGATCTCGCGGATCAACGTCGCCCGTGATGGCGGCCTGGTCTCGCTCGAGCAGAACATGGCGGCCGGGCTGCCGGTCGGCGGCGGCATCTCGGGTACGAGCGCGTCGGGCGCGATTCCGGTCAACCGGCTGGTGGCGTACGTGCTTGACCGGGAGGGCGGCAACTGGCTGGGCATCAGCCTGCTGCGGCCGGCGTACAAGAACTGGCTGCTCAAGGACCGTGCTCTGCGGTCCTGGTCGATCTCAGTGGACCGCAACGGTGTCGGGGTGCCGGTCTACAAGGCCGACCCGAAGGAGACCTCGCTGGCCGCCGGGCAGGACATCGCCACCAAGGCCCGCGGCGGATCCAACGCCGGCGCGGCCATCCCCAACGGCGCCGACCTGACGTTCAAGGGCGTCGAGGGCGCGACCGTGGATATCGACAAGTTCGTCCGATACCAGGACGAGCAGATCGCCCGGGCGGTGCTGGCGCACTTCCTGAACCTCGGCACGCAGACCGGCTCCTGGGCGCTCGGGTCGACGTTCGCGGACTTCTTCACCTTGAGCCTGCAGTCGATCGCCGAGGACTTCCGGGACGTGTCCAACGCCCACATCGTCGAGGACCTGGTCGACGTGAACTACGGCCCCGAGGAGCCGGCGCCCCGGATCCACTTCGACGAGATCGGCTCGAGGGGCAGCGTCGACACCGAGCTCGAGCAGCTGCGCCAGCTCGCTGGCCTCGAGGACGACCAGGCCCTGACCGAGTTCCTCCGTCAGCAGGTTATGGGCGGCGGCACGAGCAATGACGGAGGAGACTCAGCATGACCGACGAGCAGATCCCGGACGCGCTCCGGCCGCCGCGCTGGCGGTACTGGGGTGACCGGCAGCCGCCGAAGAACCGGGCCGACATGTTCCGGGTGGAGAACGCCGCCAAGGCCGCGGAGTCGGGCAGCAGCCCGGCGGGCGGCGGCGTGGCGACCATCCGGATGTACGGCCCGATCGACTCTTGGGGCGGCTGGTGGGGCATCTCCGCGAAGGACGTCTCGGCTGCGCTCGAGGAGATCGGCAACGACGTCTCCGAGATCCGGGTGCGGGTCAATTCCCCAGGCGGCGAGGTCTGGGAGGGCATGGCCATCCTCAACATGTTCCGCGCTCACCGCGCCAAGATCACCACGGTGGTCGACGGCCTGGCCGCCTCGGCCGCGTCGTTCATCGTGGCTGCCGCCGACGAGCGGGTCATGTCGCCGGGCACGCAGATGATGATCCACGATGCGTCGGCGTTCGCCGCCGGTGATGCCTCCGAGATGGACAAGGCGCGCCGGATGCTCGACTCGGTGTCCGACTCGATCGCGTCGATCTATGCCGGCGCCGCGGGCGGCTCCGCTGACGAGTGGCGGGCCACCATGCGCGAGGAGACCTGGTACACCGCCGCCGAGACCGTCGAGTCCGGCCTTGCGGACCGTGTCGCCGTGATCAGCGACGAGGGCGAGACCGCCACCGCCGGCGACGACCCCGAGCTGCTCGACGACGTCGAGGACGCCTTCGAGCAGATGGTCGCCCGGTTCGACCTCTCGATCTTCGCCTACGCCGGCCGCGCCAAGGCGCCGGCCCCCAAGCTCCCGGCCGCGTCCGCGGCAGGGCCCAACAACACCGATGGACAGGAGAACGCGATGGCCTTCACGCCTGAGCAGCTCACCACCATGCGGCAGACCCTCGGACTTTCCGGGGACGCGGACGAGGCCACCATCACGGCGGCCCTCGTCGAGTCCGCGCAGGAGGCGGCCGAGGCCGTGTCTGCATCTGCCACTCCCGCCCCGGCCCAGCCGGTGGTCCCGCAGCCCGAGGTCCCGGCTGCTCCGTCCGCGCCGGCCGGCCCGACTCCCGGCACGATGGTCATCGACGTCTCCGCGTGGGACGCGATCCAGGAGCGCACCAAGCGCCTGGAGGCCGCCGACGCCAAGCGCCGCCGCGACGAGCGCGACCAGGTCATCGACCAGGCCGTGCGCGCCGGCAAGTTCCCGGTCGCCCGCAAGGAGGCCTGGACCGCTCTGTGGGACAAGGACCCCGAGGGCACCCGGACCGTCATCGACGGCCTCGCCAAGGGCGTCGTGCCGGTCGACGAGATCGGCCACGCCCTCGACTCCGACGAGGACTACGACTCGGAGTACGCCCACCTCTTCCCGCCGACCCAGAAGGGAGCCTGATCATGGCTGAGTACGTCCCGATCCACGACGGCGGACAGAAGCCGTTCACCTTCACGGCCTCTGCTGCCGTGACCGGCGGGCGGGTCATCGCCGTCTCCGGCAACGGCACCGTCGCTCACGCGGGCGCCGACTCGGCCACCGTGCTCGGTGTCGCCGCGTTCGACGTCGCCTCCGGCGGCAAGGTCACCGTCTGGCCGCTCGAGGGCTGCGTGCACGAGCTCGAGGCCTCCGGTGCCATCGCGGCCCAGGCCGGGGTCGTCACCGACGCCAACGGCCAGGTCAAGACGGCCACCATCGCCACCGCTGCGGCGGCCGGCACGCTCATCGGCACCGCGGTCACCACCGCTGCCGGCTCTCCGCTCAAGCTGCGCGTCCACGGACGCCGCTGATCACGAAGGGATCACCAACATGACCTCGTTCCCGGCAGGGCCCCCGAGTCTCTCGGGCGACACCCTCTCCATCAGCCGCTTCCTGCAGAACCCGGCGCAGATCCAGCGGCGGCTGCGCACGTTCCGCGACCTGCGGTTCATCTCCGACCAGCTGCTCACCCAGCGGTTCCGCTCTCAGGGCGGCGCTGTGCTCTACGAGCAGAGCGAGTCGCAGCTGACCACCCGCGACGTCGAGCAGGTCGCTCCCGGTTCCGCGTACCCCTACGCGGACACCACGACCAGCACCGCGGCGATCGCGGCGATCCAGAAGTGGGGCCAGAAGGTCCTGCTGACGGAGGAGGAGATCCTCCGCAACGTCTACGCGGGTGCCGCGGTGGACCGGAAGCTCCGCAAGGTGGTCAACACGATCATCAAGCAGGTCGACGGGATCACCATGTCGGCCATCTACTCCGGGGTCACAGCGACGTCGGCGGTGGAGGCTGCGTGGACGGCCGCAGGTGCCGTGTTCCTCCGTGACGTCCTCAAGGCCAAGGCTGTGGTCGTCGGGAAGAACCAGGGCTACATGCCCGACACGCTCGCGCTCAACGACACGCAGTACGCGTACCTGATGAGCGACGAGAAGGTCACCAACGCCCGCTCGCGTGAGACTCGGGACAACCCGGTCTACACCGGCGAGGTCGAGGTCATCGCCGGCCTGGTGATCGTGGTCTCCCCGTCGATCACCAACCCGCTGGTACTGGACTCCACCCAGCTCGGCGGCATGGCCGACGAGACCGACGCCATGCCCGGCTACGCGGTCTCCGACCTCTCCGTCCAGGTGAAGGCCATCGCTCACGAGGAGTCGGACTCCTGGGACCTCCAGGGCCGCCGCAAGACCGTCCCCGTCGTGCAGGAGCCTGACGCCGCGGTCGAGATCACGGGGCACGGCCTGTGATGCGGTACCGGGTGACGGCGCCGTACGTCACGGTCAAGACCGACGCGGGCACGGACGGCGTCGCCGTCCGTGGGTACTACACCGAGGCGGTGTTCGAGGCCGACGAAGAGGCCGTGAAGCACCTGCTCCGCAAGGGCATGGTCGAGAAGTTCAAGGAGCCCAAGCCGGAGCCGGCCAAGGAGCCGTCGGTGAAGGACATCCTGACCGAGGTCGGCGAGGACATCGAGGCTGCTCGGGCCGCGCTCGAGGCTGAGCAGGCGAAGGGCGACAAGGCCCGCAAGTCCCTCGTCGAGGGTCTGGAAGCCATCATCACGGCCCCGCCCTCCGGCGACGGCAAGTGAGCGGAGCCCCAGATGACTCTCTTCGACGCGAACGACCTGACTGAATGGCTCGGCAAGCAGGTCACGCAGCAGCGCGCTGCATCCGTCGAGCGTGTCGTCTGGGGCTGGCTCAAGCCCATCCTGGGTCTAGCGGAGCGCCCGGACCCGACGCCCGACGAAGTGTTCGCCTGGGCGGTCGAGCTCGGCGGCATCGCGCACGAGAATCCCAAGGGGCTCGCGAAGCGGGACCTCGGCCCGTACTCCGAGCAGTTCTCCACCGAGCGGCGGAAAGAGATCCTCGACGAGGTTCGAGAATCGCCGTCGGCTGGCGGCGCCTCGACGAAGCCCACCGGCTGCTTCCCTGAGCCGCTGGACTACCCGGACGGCACCTGGTGACGTACACCATCAGCGTCGAGCGCCCGACCGGCGAGGACCGCTTCGGCAACCCGCTGCCGCCGGCCGTCCACACGATCGACGACTGCTGGGACGCCCCGGCGGGCACCAGCGAGTCCAACCACCTTGAGCAGGTCGTCGAGTGGGATCTGGATCTGCTGGCCCCGTACGGCGCCGACCTGAAGCCTGAGGACGTCGTGAAGATTCCCGGCGACGATACGCGCTACCAGGTGCAGGGCAGGCCCAGCCGGTGGAAGGGCCCCGACGGCTGGGAGGCCGGATCCGTGATCAGACTGAAGGCGGCAACCGGATGACCACCCGCGATCCGTTCGGCGACGTCGAGCTGATGCTCGCCGGCGACGGCACCGACCCCGGCTTTCTCGAGGCCACGGACCGCTACCTGTGCACGTCGGCCCCGGCCGACATGCGCACCAAGCTCGAGGCCGGGAAGTTCGTGGTGCGGGTCAACCGCGTCGGCGGCGGGGAGTCGCGCAGTGGGTCGTCCGACGAGCCGCGCGTACGCGTCGACGTCTTCGGTCTGGCCACCTCGGCGGCACCGCGCGCCACCCATGAGAAGGCGTCCGAGATCCGCACCCAGCTGCGCCGCCTCACCGGCTTCCTCACCGCGTTCGGTCGACTGGACAAGGCCGTCACCGAGGCCGGTCCCACCGAGATGCCCTGGTCGGCGGACGAGCAGATCGTCCGCGTGCAGCAGGTCTTCCGCATCACCACCCGGCCGTAGCGGCCTCCACCCCAAACGAGCCCGTCAACCGGCGGGTTGTTCGGCATGCCCGAAAGGACTGAACCATGCCTCTCTTCGACGACGTCAGCGACCACAACGACTCGCTGGTCCGCAAGGCGCTCGGCATCATCGTGGCCGTCGCCCCCTACACCGAGGCCGCGATCGTCGACGTCCTCGACAGCACCACCGGTCTCCTGAAGGCGATGCCGGCCAACTGGAAGCTCCTGGGCCGGCTGACCGAGGACGGCGTGACGTTCCCGCGTGAGACCGAGGTGTCCGAGATCTACGGCCACGGCTCCACGGACCCGGCCCGATCGGACATCCGGCGCGCCAAGAAGAGCGCCAGCTTCACGCTGATGGAGGCCCGCAAGGCCGGCTTCGAGCTCGCCCAGGGAGTCTCGACCATCACGCCGACCGCGTCGAAGATCCCGGCGACGACCGGCAACCAGCAGCTCAAGTGGGACGAGCCCGAGGTCCCGACGTACCCGTACCTGCGTGCGCTGTTCATCGCCAAGGACCTCACCGGCTCCGGCGAGATGTACATCGCCGACCAGGCGCTGCGGTGCAAGGTCACCGAGGTCGGCGAGACCGCCTGGACTGACCAGGACACGTCGATGAACCTCCCGATCACGATGACGTTCTTCAACGACCCGGTCATCGGGTCCGCGCTGCGTCACTTCCGCGCCGGCCCGGGCTACACCTCCTCGGTCATCACCGCCGAGGGCTTCACGCCCGCCCCCTGATCCAGCCACATCCCTCTGAACAAGGAGCAGCGCATGAGCGACCAGCAGAAGCCCACCCCGCCCGCCGCCGGCACCAGCCGCCGCGGATCCAGCACCGACGCCGACCCGACGCCCCCGGTCGACCAGGCGCCGGAGGCGCCCGCCGTGGCCGAGGAGAAGAGCGACGGCGGTGTCGAGCTCTACCGCGGCGAGGGCAAAGCACGGGAGACCGTGACGGCGTTCAAGCCGTCCACGATCACCCGGCTGAAGTCTGAGGGCTGGATGCCCGTCGAGGACGAGGACGCCTGATGGGCAACACGCGCAAGCCCACGGGCAAGCCGACCAGCCTCGAGCGGTACCGCAACGAGGTCAAGGGCGAGCCGTTCGTCCTGTGGCTCGACGACGACGAGAAGATCGAGATCGCCCGCCCGACGGGTGACCAGATGTTCGAGGCCGAGGAAGCGTTCAACACGGGCACATCCAAGGACGTCATCATCGCCTTCTGCGGCGACCAGGCCGACGCTCTCCTCGAGGTCATCGGCAAGGAAGACGCGGCCGTGGTGGCGGCGATCGCCAAGGACATGCAGGAGCACTTCGGCCTGGGAAACTGACTCGCCTCACCTACCTGCTCGACAGGTACGGCGAGGCGATCACGGCTGACCTCGGACTGGCGGGCTGGGACGTGATCGACCTGTACGAGCAGGGCAGGTGGGCGTTCGCGCTGACACTGATCGACCACCTGCCCCGCACCTCCGCATTCGCTGCCGCGGTTGCGCAGGACGACGAGCTCGCGGCCGAGGTGGGCGACCTGCCGAAGGCTAGCCACATCCCGCCCTTGACGGAGTGGACACCCGAGGTCGAGGCGCTCGCCGCGGTTGTGGACCGGCTCGCCGAAGTGGCGAATGCGGTCGTCGCAGGGGCGGGCGGGAAACCGTCACGGGTCCGTCCATGGCCGCGCCCGGTGACCGCTTTCGACCGTGCTCGGGCGAAGCGGATCCGCGAGGCAGCAGCCGAGCTCGAGGCTGCGTTGTTCCCCGATCTGTACTGAGGAGGCGTTCATGGTCCGCTACATCCCGCCGTCGCCCTCGGACCTGCTGGCGATCGCCACTTCGGAGCTCGTCGAGGCGGATCTCGTGGAGGCGGCCGAGCTCGGCAGGACGTACGCCGAGTCGATCGCCCCGGTCGACACGGGGGCCTTCCGTGACTCCTTCCGCGTCGAGAGCAGCCCGGGCGAGGCGCGCCTGATTAACGACGACGAGGGTGCCGCTGCCATCGAGTTCGGCAGCGACGACACCCCGGCCCACAACACGTTGGCGCAGGCCGCCGACTTCATCGAGCGGGGGCTGTAGATGGCACTCAGTGGCGGCACCGCCCTCATCCCCGTCAAGCCCCTGGTCACGCCCGGGCAGTTCACGAGCTCCGGCAAGAAGGCTGGCGAGGAGTTCTCCGACGGCTTCTACAGGGACGCCAACGGTCGCCTGCGCAGGGCCAACGGGCAGTTTGCCAACGACGCCGAGATCGCTGCGCACGGTGGTGGCAAGCGGGCGGGTAAGAAGTTCGGATCCGGTTTCGCGGCTTCGTTCAAGGGCATGGTTGCGCCCCTGGTCGGCGGTCTCGCGTTCGGTGCGCTGATCAAGTCCTCGGTCCAGATCCGCGCCGAGTTCGAGAAGACGCTCAACACCCTGGGCGCCGTCGCGGGTGTGCAGGGCAAGAAGCTCAAGAACCTCGAGCAGCTCGCGATCGACATGGGCAACTCGACCGTCTTCTCCGCCAACGAGGCGGCCGCTGCCATGCTCGAGCTCGCCAAGGGCGGGATCGCCGAGGCTGACATCCGGGCCGGTGCTCTTCGCGGGACCCTGCTGCTCGCGGCGGCAGGTGGGACCGACCTGGCCACCGCGGCCGGGATCGCGTCGAACGCCATGAACACGTTCGGGCTCAACGGCCGCGACATGAACAAGGTCGCGAACGCCCTGGCCGGTGGCGCCAACGCGTCCACGGCGTCAGTGGAATCCCTGGGGCAGGCGCTCTCGCAGGTGGGGCCAGGCGCAAGGAACGCCGGCCTGGACATCAACGAGACCGTCGGCGCCCTGGCAGCGTTCGACTCGGCCGGCATCAAGGGCTCTGACGCCGGGACGTCCCTCAAGACGATGCTCGCCCGGCTCGTGCCCCAGACCGATGCTGCCGAACAGGCCATGAAGAATCTCGGCCTCAACTTCGTCAAGCGCAACGGCGACTTCCAGTCACTGGGCAACATCGCCCAGCAGCTCCAGGACAAGCTCGGGGGTCTCTCGCAGTCCGAGCGGACCCGCGCCCTGTCGACGATCTTCGGCTCTGACGCCACGCGCGCTGCCACGGTTCTGATGAACGAGGGCTCGAAGGGGCTCGCCAAGTATGTCCGCGCGACCAAGGACCAGAAGGCCGCACAGAACGCCGCCAACGCCGCGATGAAGGGGCTCCCCGGGGCGCTCGAGCGGCTCTCCGGCGCATGGGAGACCTTCCGCCTGCAGATCGGCAAGGCCCTCGCGCCTGGCGTGATCGCGGGCGCGAACGTACTCGCCGACACGATGGGTGGGCTCGTCCCATTCGTGCAGCGGAACGCGGACGCCTTCCAGGTGCTCGGCGCCGTCGTGGCCATCGGCGCGTCCGCATGGGCCGGCTACGCCCTGGGGGTGAAGCTGTCGACGATCTGGACGGCGCTGCACACCGCGGGCACGATCCGCGCCACGATCGCCCAGACCCTCCTCAACCGCGCCGTGCTGCTCAACCCGATCGGGCTCCTGGTCGGTGCCCTGGTCGCCCTGGGTGTCGGCCTGGTCATCGCCTACAAGAAGTCCGAGACGTTCCGGCGGATCGTCGACGGGGCCTGGGCGGGGATCAAGAAGGCGGTCTCGGTCGCGTGGCACGGCTTCATCCGGCCTGCTCTCTCGGCGTTCGCTGGGTTCTTCGGCAAGTACCTGATGCCGGGGATCCGTGGGCTGTGGAGGGGCGTCCAGCTGTACTTCGGTCTCGTGCGGGGCGTGATCAAGTTCGCCTGGCAGAACGTGATCCGGCCGATCTTCCAGGTGTGGTGGTCCTACATCAGCCGGGTCCTGATCCCGGCGGTCAAGTGGCTCTGGTCGCGGGCGGTGAGGCCGACCTTCGACGCGGTGAAGGACAAGGTCGTCACGGTCTGGCGCAAGTTCCTGCGGCCGACTCTTGGGGCGCTGCGTGACTTCGTGGTCGACCATCTGGCGCCGGCGGTGTCGAGGGGCATCGGGAAGATCAAGGATGTCTGGGCGTCCCTGAGCAGCGCCGCGAAGCGGCCCGTTCGGTTCCTGGTGAACACGGTCTACAACGATGGCATCAGGAAGATGATCGGCGCGCTTCCCGGGGTCACCATGCCCGACAAGGTGAAGCTCGGGTTCATGGACGGCGGCTACACCGGCCGCGTCGACCCTCGCAAGATCGTCGGCCCCGTGCATGGCGACGAGCACGTCATCCGCTCGACGTCGCGCCGCAAGATCGAACGCGACCACCCGGGCCTGCTGGACCACATGAACCAGCACGGCCGTCTGCCGCGGCCTGCGGGGTTCTTCCTTGGTGGCCGGGTGCCGCTGCCGGGTGCGACGTCGATCTCCCGCCACTCCGGCTACCCCTGGGCGACGTGGGCGGGCGACCTGAACAAGCCCAACGACAACGGCGCCCCGGTCGTGGCGTGGGCAGACGGCCAGGTTGCCTCGGTCAAGTCTTTGCTGACCAGCTACGGCAACCACATCAAGATCAACCACGGCGCGGGGCGGACGCTGTACGCGCACCTGAGCGGCTTCAACGTCAACGGCGGCCAGAAGGTGAAGGCCGGCCAGATGATCG